CAGGAGTTTCAGCAAGGACGTGGGCAATAGCATGGCTGTCCACTTCTACGTCCTTATGCTTCTTGTGGTCGCCATACATAGAGCCATTGTGCACAAGGACAAGCTTGTCATCCACCCAGAAAGGGTGAGCATTCTCGTCCGTGATAGACCCTCGTGTTGCCTTGCGATTGTGGCCAACAATGGCCCAGCCATCTGAGATAGCTTTCTTCTTGAGTTCCTTCCACTCATCAGACTTAACATATGTAGGGCCGTCTACAGCACCCTTGGCAATTTCTACATTGCCGTCGTTAGTTACTAGGAACACACCAGTGCTGTCAGGACCACGTAGGGTGTCAATGAACAGCAGGTTCTCGAAGATTTCCATATCCTTGTATGAAAATCCATATTTACTTTTTGTAATAGCGCAAACAAGTCCACACATAATTTTCCTTAGAAGGGTAGGTTGTTGTTACGAGCGACAGCAGCTTCTACACGTCGCTGCAATTCGTCAATAGTTGGTTCAGGAACAGCATTCATTGTTACATTCTCTACTCTTGGCTGTTCCCATCCAGCAGGGAGAGCAAATGGATTTCTTTCTCCTTGCTGGTCCGCTCGTAGAAAGGCTCTCTCAGGAGCAGGACGAACACGCGGTTGCCTAGCAGCCGCCAGCATAGCATCAATTTCTGCCATTGTCAACTGCCTGTCAGGTTGCGCCATTCCTAGCCATTCTGTTGGAGCTTCATTTATAATTACACTGTTGTAAACATTACCTGCCCTTTCCACATCAGCAGGTGCTGCTCTAACAGGCTGAGAGGTGTCCTCAGACACCCTGTTGTCATCAACAAGCAATAGCTTGCAATCGACAATGCCCATAGCCAAGAGTTCCTTGTAAGCAGGCAACCCTGTGAGCAGCGAAGCATGTTCACCAAAGACATTCTCAACAAAAGCTCCGTAATTGCTTACAGAGTTCATGTTGGCAATTGTCGCTCGCAGCTCCTTATATGACACTTCACATGCATACTTGAAAATAGAGCCAATAATATTAAGCCATGCTGTGATGCGAGTGATGTCACACGTACCCTCAAGATGACGAAACTCAATGGTGCCCTGCTCACGGATAGGTAGAAGATTTAATGCAGTGTATTTCTGCCACCGACGAACTGTGTCGTCTGTGCTGGACAAAAACTTATAGACAAACTTGTTGCTGATGTTGCATTGATACCAAGGGATGCAGAAGATGTTTTGCTCACGCTCCTCACCAATCCAGGCAAATAACACACGCTCTAGTGCTTGGTAAAGCACACAGACATTGCGTAGCTGGTGCTTGGTGAGGTTTTGGCAATTGACATGAACGTGTGTAGAACAGCGTTCTGAGTAGTTGCGTTGTTTCACCTCAAAGTGCTGATAAAATCCCTCAAGCAAGTGAGGAACAAATTTGCTATATGTAGGCTTGGTGATTGCCTCAATAGAAGCACCACGCAGAGAGCCATCGGATGTGAAAGAGAAGCCCCGATGTGAAGCCTCCTCCTCCTCAACATCCCATCCCTCAATTTCAAGCTCAAGCCCAACAATTAGGTTTGGATTTACAAGCTTGTATTCAGGATGCTCCTTATACCACTTGTCAGCCAGCATAATGCGGCTAACATCTTGGTTTTTCCAGATTTCCTTAATTGTTGTCATGCTGACTCCTTAATTTCAATTTCTTCAATATCGTAGTACTCCGTATACATGCCAGCATCCTTAGCTACAAGATTAGCCAAAGCTTTCTCTGCCAACTCTCTGGTGGTATAGAACCCACGAGGTTCACAGCCATCCCAATCCTGCCAAAACACCATAAAAGCAGTCATGCTTTTATTACCTCCACTTCAATCTTACGTTCACGAACAACATCGACAAGTTCTTGATAGAACATATCGTCTCTTACCCTGATTTGTGGGAGTTTTTCCTTGTTGTAAATGATAATCCCAATATCCCTGTTGTACAAGTATACCAGATGATAGCGAATACCAAACATAGGGCTAAGAAGCTGTACGGCTGCATCAGCAGCTAGCTTGGTCACATATGCAGGGTTGGTGTAGGCTGTGATAGACCTTGCGTTGACATTGATGGGGTCGCTACAATCCACGTCCAGGAATGCTGTGTTGTTGTCAGACATGCCCCGTGAGTATTGCCGAGCAGGTCGCCGTTCTGCAAGGATAAGGGTATTATCCATTGTAAATAGGCGCTTCTCAATAGGGACAAACTGAAAGAACACACCCTGATCTACCTTGGCGGTGTATTCCATACCAGCAGCATCAACGAACTTAGTTTCCCTCTCGGTAATGTGTGAAAGATAGACAAGGATTTTCTCGCCACTAGGCAGCGGGTAATACCCATATACACCTAGATAGCGTTGACGAAAATCTCTTGCCCCACCAGAAGTGAACTCCTCAAGTGCCATACTTATTACTCCAGTTTCTATAAGCAACAGACGGTGTATAACCGAAAGCAATGCACATATCCCCATAGATTCGCCCTATGCATGCCCACTCCTTTCTGTGCTTACTCCAATATATCAGAGGTTTCATTATACGACAAGAAGATTGTACTTGTCAACCAAACCCTGTGCCGTCTTTTTACAATTCTTATTAATTGCTTTGATGATGTTCAATTGTTCTGCCTCTACATCGAACTTGTTCGACACTGCATCCAGTGCGAGAGTGACACTATCCCATACCCAAGACATAAGCTTGTCGTCAAACACCCAGAAGTTGCTGAGAGTTCGATATTCCTGGCCGTAGGACTTGGGACGGAATGCCCCAGCCTTGCCGTAGAGCTGCTTGCGCAGCTCGCCATCATCCATTAAGACAGAAGGCACCCCAAGAAACAAATCACAAGCACGGATAACAGCTCGGCGATCAAGGCCAAGGTGGCTAGAACCAATATGAACGTGTCCGCCACAGCTCCGTAGAGCCTTGTCATCAGCCTTGGGGCGAGGGTTTGGCTTGCCAGTCCAAGCATTGAAATCTGGGTCACATCCAAAGACAAAAGCTCGTGGATCACTTAGTTCTTCCTCAGGGAAAGAGACAGCCGATTCCTTGTGGAACTTGAAGTTGTACAGGTGACCAACGTGTCTCTCAAGATAGGTAGTGGCCTTTACAATGTTGGAAACAAATTCCTCCTTGCTCCCGCTAGGCGGGATGTTGAATTCAAGAGCTACATTGTCTTCCTGCACCATGAAGCCATCACCAATAGGCAATGGCATAGGGCAGTCTTTGGTGCCACCAAGCAAACCAATGATGCTCTTTACAGCACCATCCTTAGCTACGAAGATTTCTGGGTCTGCACCAGCATAAAATTGCAAGCTCATATTACAGCCTTGTATTAATCATGTTGAGAAGGGAAACATTAGCCGGATGGGAGTCATCCAGCCATTCGGGGTGCCACTGAGGGGCAAAGCCACGAATTTTGGGATAGTAGACAGCCTCAGGTTCTACAGGTGGCGTGATAGACCTTCCGTCGCCCACGAGGTGGACAGGGCTAATGGGCTTGTCAATCCACATCAGCATTTCATGTTCGACATCAAACGGATACTGCATCTGATGATGACATGAGTTGGTGTATACCTCCTCACCTAGCAGCGTCTTGACCTTGTGACGTGGTGGATGGTCCATGTGCTGAATCAGATAGCCACCAGCGGCAGCACATAGCATCTGGGCACCACGGCAGATGCCGATGATAGGGATGTTCAGCTTAATAGCCTGTTGTAATAGTGCCCACTCAATGCGGTCACGGCGTGAAGGTTGGTCACCAGCACCAGTGTACTCATGCACAGGATGATTGTACAGGCTAGGACTGATGTCCTCACCCCCATGCAGCAACAGGATGTCATCGGTGCCTAGCTCAGTTGGATGTTCTACAACATCAAAGTCTGAGACATTACGTAGGTTGCCGAATGGGCCAAAGCCTCGGTAAATAGCGGATACAAGTCGTGTCATGTAATGTTCCTTAGTCGTGTATTAATAGTTGTAATTTCCGTTGAGATGTTGTCTAGGAAATATTCAGCATAAGCGCAGCAGGTTTCCTCCATTTTCTTAATTTTGCGATCAACAAGATACCAGAAGATGGCAGCAGGTACAGCGTAGATAGCTACAATTGCGACAAATAGTCGCGCAGTTTCATAAGCAGTCATGCTGGGAGAACACCCTTCTCACTCACTGTCTTTTTCTTGGCAGCAGCAGGCTTTTCCGTTTGGAAGATGTGCTGCACATTGGACACAAGCACTTCCTTACCTGGATGACTGATGGCTAAATGCTCGGCTAGGGCATTCGCATGTGCCTCCATTTCCACTTGGAAGAAAGTGTTTGCCTCTGTGATAGCATATTTCTGCACATCGCAACCATCGCTACGGGATTCAGTTTCCATAGCAACACGAGTGCGCCCAGCCATAATTACATCAGCGTAAAGCGCGTTCTTCTTAAGAAATACTACGTACATTTGTTGTCCTTGTTAGTCTGCTTGGATGGCAGAGTTCAAAAGTTTGAAGGTCATACAGGAACACCTCAATACATCGACATTCAAAGTCTGCCCACTCCAGCTTACCGAATGAATTGGCATCCAGTATTTCTGTAATGAGTCCCGTCATACCTTTATACTTAACGTGTTCCCCTTCCAAGAATTTACAATTGGATAATACCCTACCGTGGATAAACCTTAGATGGTCTTGACTTCCTACGTCTCCGCTCCATTCTCTCCCTTCGCTTCGACTTCTTTTTTTTTCTTCGGGGGGCGGCTCATGCTTGATGATAGAGTGCACTAGCATGTTATGTCCTTGTCTGTAAGCTCAGTCCATCGCCAAGGCTCAGTCCAGAACTTGGTGCCAGCAGAGTTTTCAATCAACAGGCATTTTGGTTCCTTCTCGCCTTGTTCACACATGAAGTGAATCTCTTGAATGTCCACCACGACAAACTGACCAGTTTCAGGGATGGGGAATACTTCAAGAAACTTGTTGCGGATGACCGACCCTTTCGTGAAGCGGATGGTGGACAGGAATGTGGCATACCCTAGCTTGTCATACCTAGCCGCATTACGCGAAGGAACGACAGTTTGATATAAAGCTAGTGGAGCCTTGTATTTAATAATACTGTGTAAAAGCATTTAATTGTCGTCGTCTTCTGACGACTCTCGCTTAAATGGAAGCACCCATTGTGTAACGAAATTCCCTGAGTTTGGATTGAAGAAAGGCTCTGCGTGTGAAGCATCGGGCCAATTATCCACAAGTTGCCGCACCCATCCAGGAACATACCTGTATTTTCCATCTGGGTAACCAGCACGATGTCTGATGTGCTCAGTTAGTGTAAGGGCACCCATACCTCCCCAGGTTTCCCAAGCCCATGTGTGAAACAACTGAATGAGTTGTGGAATTTCTTCCTCGGTGAGTGTGTGATAGCAACCACCGAAGTTGCCAATTTCTCGCATACCACAGCAGAAGTAGTAGCAAAGAGGCACTGAGAAACTACCAACACAAACACTGGTTTTTACATTGATAATTTCAAATGTGGTTTTTGCATACCAAGAGAATTCATCAATTGCATAGTTGATGGCATCATCAGTAGATTCAGGCCCACTGTGATGTTTAATCGCAAAAGGGTTTTCCATTTTAGCATGTGTAAGAGATGACAGAAACTCCCCAAGCCTTACAGGCAAGGGAGCAGATCGGGCATGGCGCGGCAAGCGCCGGTTTTCCATCCTTGTAATAGCGTTCAACAAATATCTTGTACGGACGCACGCTGCGGCAGCGAAGCAACGCAGCAATTTCGGCATGTAAATATTCCCGCTCAGGAAAACCGCTAAGTTGTGCGAAATGCTTTTGTATGGGATGAGTTCGGCGGTAGTTATTGACGGCCGTCGAAATCACCCTGCCTTTTCTGTCGTAGCATGTGGCTCTGACGAGGTGGCGGGACATGATAGACCTTTGTTGTACCCCATTGCAATGATGTAATCACATGCTGGGTTTACTCTGTGCAAGTTGTTGAGGATAGGATCGTCCACGTTCAGGTAAAGACATGCGAACTTACCAAATGGCATATCAATGTCTTCAACAGGACGACCCATGTAAGCGTTTCTTATGTGCTGTGTGTCCATTGCTTCCACCTCTTTATATAGCAACTTGTTTCATATCCTCGGACATTCCCATCAGTGAGCAATACAACTGTGTAAATGTCAAAGGGCCACCAAACCTTGGCAATAACCTGCCCAAACTCATTCATCTGGGCAACGCTGTATGTTGTCTCACCATTGTGGTGCAGAAGCACCACGACACGTCCTGCGACAAGCCAAGCCCATAGACGAATGAGAGTGAGCATATTACACTCCAGTTTTTACACAGATGTATTTGCCCTTCTTTGTACCCTCTACCATTTTGAGAGCAGCTTGACCTGCCTGCTGACAAAGGGTTTCAGAGCCAAAGTTGATGGTGACGGCAGTCATTGAGTCTTTCTCACTCATGGCACCAATCATAAACCACAAGATTAAAGCATACATTAATTGTTCTCCTTGACACGACGGATAGCAGCATCAGCCTTAGCTTCGCGCTTGGCTTTTGCGGCTGCTGTCTTTGCTTCACGTTCCTGGCAAATGACGTGCGTTGGATTCTCCTTGCACGCGGCCTTCAGTTCCTCAATTTTCGAGGCGGCGTGGGCAGGGGATGATAGACCCAGGAATGCTGCGGCTGCAATAGCCAGCAGGATAGCGACATATGTAGGGATGTTACGCATTTTTATCAGTCCTTAAATACAACAGTGCAATTGTGGCTGTTCGTGGCCAGCCACGCCATATCGTCTAGGAACGAGTCAGGTGTGTACACCTTCCACTCCGTCCAGCCGATGACAGGCAGGTTAATTCTGTATTGCTTCACTGTGACACCCTTGCGTGTCTCGACTTGTTCGAGATTCATAGTTCATGCCCACCAAGGTAAAAGAATGAGAAGTCGTAGAGTTCTGCTGTTGTGTCGTCGTTCCACTTATGCTTGATGTACGCTTTCTGAAACTCGGGACTCATCTGACTGAGAAACCAAAGTCGCTTGTCCTGTTGTGCTGTAAAATCCATTTGCTTCTTTCAAAGGCGCATTCTTGAGGAATGCTAGTTCCACGCCCACAATTTCATAATAGTTGTGGGGATTACAACCTTGTAAACATTCCATGTACTCATCGGAGATGTTGTCCTTGTCATCTTCGAGGAACGTGGACACAAGGCGCTGTTGCCCTGACGGGTAGGTGCAGAGGATTGCATATTTCATGCTCCCTGCTCCCTTGCGGTATGCCTGGATTGTCCACTCATGAGCCAGTACAAGTACCTTCGTTTGCATGTTCATATTACACCTTATTAAATGTGGCACGCCGTGCAATGCTAACGGCGTGTATTACTTGTTTGTAGTTAACAAGACCCAGACCCAGCCACAGACCGAGACCCAGACCAAGACCGAGACCAAGACCAAGACCTAATTAGAATCTTTTTCATAGCTTATGACTCTCTCCAAATGATTCAATCAAAGTTGAAGCAACATAATGAAACTCTCTCCCCATATGCTGAGCATCCTTATACTTTTTATCCAAAAACCCGCCTGTTTCATACACCAAATGGGGATTTGCAAGTTTTACACATGTGCTATTTACACCAACCAACTTACCCGCATAAATATAAACACCACAATAGATTTCTACATTCTTACCAAGTAGCGCGTGAAAACCTTCATCAGCGACTTCAACAATTTCTTTGAGGATATGCATTATAGTTCCTTAAAAAGCTTCTTCCAGTTGTTCGGAGTAGCCTGCAATAGCAGCAATACGATTGACATGTTCCGTTTCGCAGGCAATGTACAAGGCGGCGAGTTGTTCATCGCTCAACTCAGGCAAGGCCACCAGCGTTTGTTTCACAACTTGTGAAACGGTGGGTTTGGTTTGTTCTTTGTTCACAGCTTCTCCATACAGAGATGTTTCACTCTGAGATTGGGTTGACGATAGGTTTCCGTGTCTTGAAACCCCAGTTGAATGCCCACTTCCACAACTGCACCGCTGCGGCAGATGCCAGCAACACAGTGTACCACAACATTCTGGTTTTTCTGAAGGGCATCTTTCAGAATGCGAACAAGCCTTTCGGCCTGCTCGTTTGTGATTGCAAGGGGGCTGTCCTCTTCAATGTCCAGAAACTTGAAGCGGTAGACTTCCGAAAAGTCCCACTTGGCAGTGGGGTGCTCCATGTCGGGATCAACAATTTGGATGAGCACACTTCGGGTGCCAGGATCGAAGTGATATGCATTGCGCACATCCTGCATGGAAACGTTCTGAATCCAGGGCATATTACATCCCCACGGCGGCGGCCAGCACTTGCTTGATAGTCCCATACTTGGCCGCGCATTCAGCGGCGCGCTGCAAACTTGCGCCACGAAGGCCCAGCTTGCTACGCAAAGCACGCTTATAGGCGGCAACAGAAGGACGGGATTGGAGAAGACGAGTAGACATGATGTTTCCTTGTTTCACAGATTGTGAAATATCAGCCCTTGATCTGTGACTTGTTCACCTTATGCAAAGTCTTGCACACCGTGCAACGCACTTCCACCGACTTGTCATCACCCTTTGCGGTGGCGTTGGCGACTCGTACTTGAGGACCATGCAGTGCGTCTTGCTGGTCATGCTTGCAGGTGCAGTGAACCTTGGCGGTATCC